TGGGTTTCTTGCCTGGCTTTAATAACTACAGAGCTGTTTACATACCCGAAAAAGAATTTTGGTATGAGCCAAAAAGCATTTATACTAATAGCAACCTTTCAGATAATACTGCGGCTTTTTATGGGCTAGCAGGACAAAGCATAAAAACTTTGACTGAATTAAAAGAATTACAGCCAGCATTATAGGAGACTGAAATGAATTGGTTTGAAAATAAAACAACACAACTTATAGCTCTTGCTGGTATTGTTACAACGCTAGCTGGATTTGGCTATCAGGGCGCTCAGTACGTTAATAGGTTAGATAATCTAGAGGCTCAAATAGGTGGCATAGGTGATACTGAACAAGCGCAGAAACTTATAGAAGAACGCTTTGCATCTATTGAAACATCAGTACAATTTTTAGAAAAACAAATAGACAGTATTGAAGTTCCAGATGTTACTGAAATTAAAACAGATATAGCTACTATTAAGGCAGACTTACAAAGTTTAGATAAAGATATCAAAAAACTAGAAACTGGTAATCCATTAGCGGGGTAAATATGAAATTTGGTTTAATTAAAAATATGGTTGGAGCTTTAGCTCCTACTCTTGGTTCTGCATTAGGTGGACCACTAGGCGGTCAAGCAGCTTCAGTTATTGCTGGCGTACTTGGATGTCAATCAGATCCCAAGTCTATTAACAAAGCTATACAAGCAGCAACTCCAGAACAAATGTTAGAGCTTAAAAAGGCTGAACAAAATTTTGAGTTACATATGAAAGAACTTGAAGTAGATGTATTTAAGCTAGAAGTTCAAGACAAACAAGATGCTAGAGGCAAGTTTAGTAAAGATTGGACAGCTAGGATTATGGGTATTGCTGTTGTTGGTGGTTTTATGGGTTATATATTCTTAGTGACTTTACAGCCACCAGAACAAAACTCTGAAGCTCTTATTAACTTAGTCTTAGGTTACTTAGGAGGTTTAGCAAGTGCTGTCATCTCCTTTTACTTTGGCGCTTCAAACACCCCTGATAAAGATGAGTAATAGAAAAACAGCTCATGATGTAGATGCATCGTTAAAATCTCACGAGGCAAAATGTGAAGAAAGATGGAAAAGCATATTCAAAGAAACAGCAGAAATAAAACAAGAAATGAACCAGCTAAACGGAACGCTAAGAATGGCAATGTTTGGAACATTTGGTTTTATGTCAACGCTTTTAATAGCTTTTTTAACAGGAATAGTAGCAATATAATGCACATATCAGATGAAGGATTTGACCTTATAAAAAAATTTGAAGGTTGTGAATTAGAAGCATACAAATGTGCTGCAGGAGTTTGGACTATTGGCTATGGACATACTAAAGATGTCCAAGAAGGCGACACTTGGGGCGAAGAAAAAGCAGAATTTATGTTATGGCGTGAACTTGAAGATGAGTATGAGCATTATGTTAATTCTTTAGTAACCGTACCAATGAACCAATGTCAGTTTGATGCTTTGGTTTCTTGGGTTTACAACTTAGGCCCTGCAAATTTAAAAGTGTCTACTTTATTAAAAAAATTAAACGCAGGTGATTACGAAGATGTGCCAAATCAAATTAAACGCTGGAATAAAGCTACAGTAAATGGCGAAAGAAAAGTTTTAGCTGGTCTTACAAGAAGAAGAGAGGCAGAAGCTTTAATGTTTGAAGGCAAGAAATGGGAACACATATAGAATGGCTTTACAAAAAACATTATTTAAACCAGGCATAAACAGAGAAGGTACTGACTATAGCAATGAAGGCGGTTGGTTTGATGTTAATCTTGTAAGATTCAGAAAAGGCTTACCAGAAAAATTTGGTGGCTGGGTAAAAAATAATTTAAATACTTTTTTAGGAACTTGTAGAGCTTTGCATTCTTGGGTTTCTTTGGGTGGAACAAAATTCTTAGGTTTAGGAACAACTTGGAAATATTATATAGAAGAGGGATCTACCTTCAATGATATTACTCCAATAAGATTAGTTACTAGCGCTGGAGACGTCACATTTGCTAAAGTTGGAAATGGGGATGCGACAATTACTGTCGCTGATACAGCTCATGGAGCAGTACAAAATGATTTCGTAACTTTTTCAGGGGCAGCTTCTCTTGGCGGCAATATTACTGATGTTGTCCTTAATCAAGAATATCAAATAGCAACAATTGTAAATGCTAATTCGTATACGATTGAAGCAAAAGATACTAGCGGCGATCCTGTATTAGCAGCAGCAGGTGACAGCGGTAATGGCGGGGGATCAACCGTTGGTACTTATCAAATAAATGTTGGTCTTGATGTTTACGTTCCAGGAACTGGTTGGGGTCTAAACGGATGGGGGGAAGGAGCTTTTGGATCAGTAACTGCTTTGTCTCCAAACAATCAATTAAGACTTTGGACTCATGATAACTTTGGCGAAAACTTAATTATAAATGTTAGGGGTGGCGGTATTTATCAATGGACTGAAAACAACGGCGTTGGAACAAGAGCTGTTAACATGTCTGGAATATCTGGTGCTAACTTAGTTCCTACTGTTGGCTTGCAAGTAATCACTTCAGAAATTGACAGACATTTAATTGTTTTAGGCGCTGACCCAATTAATGATGCGGGCTCAGCTAGGACAGGAGCCGTTGATCCAATGTTAATAGCTTTCTCTGACCAAGAAAACAATTTAGATTTTGAACCAACAATTACTAATACCGCTGGATCTTTAAGGCTGTCTTCTGGCTCCTCAATTATAGGGTCTGTCAAATCAAGACAGGAAGTATTGGTTTGGACTGATACTGCCTTATACAGCATGCAGTTTGTTGGCCCGCCATTTACATTTTCAGTCAACTTAATTAACGAGGGTTCAGGTTTAGTAGGACCAAAAGCAGCAGTAACAGCTACTTCTGCTGTTTACTGGATGGGCTATAACAATTTTTACGCTTACAACGGTAGCGTACAAACGTTGCCTTGCAGCGTTCATAATTACGTATTTAGCGATATCAACCTTACGCAATCTTTTAAAGTTAATGCTTTTACTATTGCTGATAAGAATGAAGTGGGTTGGTTCTATTGCTCTGCTTCAAGCAGCGAAGTAGATAGATACGTTATCTATAATTATGCAGAACAAACTTGGGTGTATGGCCAACTTAGCAGAACAGCTTGGCTAGATGCTGGTATAGAGAATTACCCTAGAGCTGTAAGCAGCGGATATCTTTACCAACAAGAAATTGGATTCGATAATGATGGTCAACCGATGACGAATGTATTTATTGAAAGTTCTGATTTTGATGTAAGTGATGGCGAACAATTTACTTTTATTAGAAGAATCATACCCGACTTTAAATTTATCCAAAATAACAACGAAAATGGCTCAGTCAATATTGTTGTTAAGACAAGAAACTTTCCTGGAGATTCCTTAACAACCAACTCTACTAGCGCTATACAAGAAAACACTCAACAAGCATATGTTAGAGGCCGAGCAAGACAAATGGTCTTGAGATTTGAGTCAGATGATGACGCTGCAAACAACGGCAATCTAGGTATAGGTTGGAGACTAGGCGCAACAAGAATAGATATAAGAACTGACGGAAGAAGATGAGCAAGCTACTTCCAACTCAGCTCCCGCAAGCGCAAGGAGAGAGCGTTGCTTCGGCTACTTTTAATAGACTTATAAGAATTTTAGAGATAAACTTAGGAGCAGTAGACCCTGATAATACTTTGCAATTATCAACTGCTCAACGTGATAAGTTAAATTTTAATCTTGGCACGCTAATCTTTAATACAACAACTCAAGTGTTGCAGGTATTTAACGGGACTGAGTTTATTGATTTAATGGATGAACCCAACCCTCAAGGATACGAAGCCCAAGGTTTACTGGGTAGTATTTCGGTAAAAACAAACGGAAATATTACAATAACCTTGTAAAATGATAATATAACATATGGAACAAGGTATGCTAAACAACGGACAGAGACAACAACTAGAAGGAATCGCTGCTTTAGGCAGAAATGAAGACACTTATTTGGCCCACGTAGCGCCAGACGAAATGATTGTCCCAGCCCAAGCTTTACGCGATAACCCCCTTTTAAAAGTAGCAATCGAGAAATCTATTTCGAATTACGGGATTGACCCAAATCAATTCTTAGTTGGAAATGGCAGTATGGATTTAAACCCTTTAACGGGGCTGCCTGAGTTTGGATTCTTATCTA